CCTTAGAAGTCAAAGCCGTGTTCAGACTCTTCAGTAGTCTCTGGTACTGTCTTCTCACCGCTACTAACAAAACCCTTTTCGCTAGAGAAAGACCAAGAATCAAAGTTATCACCTTTTTGAAATTCAGTCAATTCAAGAACCTGCACAGCCCTCATGCGGAGTGTAATGCCTGCTCCTGCCATGTTGGTGTAATAAGGGACTATCTCAGCACCCACTTTGATTGTTGATCCACTTCCAATAGTCTCCGTTAGAGGCTTCCCAGTGGAATCGAATAGTGCGGGTCTTTGCTCCCATCGGTCTGCGCCATTCAGCCCTACAGCATTGAGTTTGAATTTGATATCTACTTCACCAGTAGGATTATTGTCTCCATCTACTACATCCTTAATAGGAAGTGCCGCAGGCTCAATCTTCTTCTTCGGGTTTTCCTTAGAAATGTTTTCGATATGAGTTTTTAACACAGCATTCATATCATCAATAAGACCTTCGGCATCCGTCTTAGGAAGCCTCAAGTTTACCGAGTAAGTTCCGTCTTTATTAAACTTCTTGTCGGGTTCGTTCAGTCGGGGCCATACAGCGGTCCCTGCGGGGGTTGTTATTCGTAGGTTTTTCTTTCGTGCCATGTGAATTCTCCTAATTAAAGTAATACTCAGAACGTCTAACATCGTTTATGTCAAGTGATCCCAACTCAGGGATACTTGGTAATGATATACCAGAAGGAAGCAGCAGTGTCAACTGTTCAGCAAAGTTTTCCAGTAGATTTACACTGAAAATATCAACTGTTGCTGACCGAACGCAGTAGTGCATGGTGTCTACCTCAGACGCAGTTACTTTCAGCGAATCGTGTACTTCCATAATTGACCTTATTCCAGCGGCTGATGCCCGATTCACAGTGCCTCCCAGAAGCCCTCCGAAGCCGTCAAGAGAGTGAACGTAGTTGGGGCAGATGCCATTGAGAGTCTTCCTTCTATTTGGGTCTCCATTTGGAATCCTAAGTCTGTGTTGACGAAGGACCCCTGAAACCAATGTTTTTATCGTGTACTTGTCCGTGTTCTCATAGTGCATTTTAACAGGAAAACCCAGTGGTGTCAACCACCTAGGGGTGACTCCATATTCCAGACACACAGTCGCGCACTGCTTCAGCCAATCCATGCCTGCCCTAGCAGAGGCTACTACCTCGCTTATTGACTCCCATATCACCTCAGCCAAATAATTACAGGGTCTGTAGGTTTCTACGCCGAACGGATTATCTTTTCCCTTCTTAAGTTCTTCGTAGAACCACTCAGTTGTATACATACGACATGAATAGAATGTGGATGAATAGCAAACAGTCATCGTCTGACGTTTCGTAGTTTTTCTCGTAATACCAAAGTCCAGCCACTTCTTTCCATAGGCATTGTGATCTTGATATAATTTTTTGCGAACAATATCCGCGACATCTTGGTAGACATCTTCAGGTCTTTCTGTGGGCAGTACATTAGTAGAATGAGCAGCCACAGGGTCTCGCAGTAGCATGGAGTAAATCTGAAGTCCTTGGTTAGTAGCATCCATGGCTATTGGAAGCCTCGATATAAAGCCCTCTCCATGGCTGTGCATCCTGTCAATCTCCATACACGCACTAACAAAAGTCCAAGGTTCATCAGCGTCCGCCCATGTCATATCAGACAGAGGATCATTACCTATTCTCCTTATTAGTTCCATATTTCCTTCAGACCACTTTAGTCTCTCCGAATATGGAGCCTTATCCAGCCCCCACTTGTTAGCAGCATTGATATACAGCCATTTAACTCCATCGTCAGTCAATGGGGAGCCATCACCGAACCGAAGCAAAGATTGAGACCACTCAGGTCCTTGTGGTTGCAGGAAATATGGAATCGGGTATCCCCGCCCACGAAAATCAAAAGAATGCGGAAAGTAAATGGTGTCGTTAATGAACTTATCGCCCAAATTTATCACCTTCATAACCTGAAGACGCTTAGACTTCTGCCGTTCATTCTCAAAGTGAACACGCGCTGCGGATTTCCTCCAAGAACGCCTAGACTCTTTATTGGTAGCAATATCCGCAGGCTTAGGAGGAGGAGGGTCGTCTTCCATAGAAGGAAGTCCTCCAATAGGAAGGCTCTTGTCCCAACAATGCTTCAGTAGGTCTAGTAGTTGTCCGTCCACAAGGTAGGGAGTACCTTGGACGGTATTTACCGCACTGTAGACTTCGCTCATGTCTGTGAGAGATACTTCCTCAAGATAAGAGGCATCCGTCGTCTTTATCAGGGGCCGTCTTCGGTGTGACGTGGATTGGTAGCCTCCTATGTAGGGGTTATTCCATGGGATTGGTTTCTCCACCATGGGAAGCCACACGGGATTTAATGCTTCGTTGTACTCATGGGTATTCTTAATCCACCTCAATAAGGCATCGGTAGGTCTTATGTAGGTGTAGGACTTTCCGTTGATATCTGTTCTTGTTAGTATTTCAATAATTCCAGTAGCCTGCCGCATTAACTCAATGCAAGTCAATCCTACAGCAGCGGCTACCTTTCGATCCCATGTAGGCAATACAATCTCATGGAACCTAGCAGTGTTATTGATAAACTTAGACTTAGTCTTGTTGGACTTAAATCTGTCAAGAACCCTATTCATTTGATTCCACAGAGCAGGCTCGTCTCGCTTCAGTTGTCTAAATTTACACTCATCTTCCAATAGCCTTCCAATAATCGTGGCAGTGCTAGTGATCTTCCTTTCGATACTAATGCAATCAAGGATACACCTAGCAGTAAGCCCCGCTACGACATTGGCAGGAAGTTGCTCAAGGTATGGGTAGGCTCTGTGCCTTCTGCCGGGCGATCTTCTAGCATTGTGGAGCCAGTCCTTAAGAGTCTCTGTAAGAGATTCTATGGCTTCCCCTAGAAGATACTGACCAACTGAGGTTGTGGACTCTAGAGAAGTCTCTGAAGCACGTTTTACCTTGTGGTAATACCGTTCACGCCCCAGGCTAACCATCTCTTCATCTAGTTTTGATTGGTTGTTTTTTCTTTTTGACACAGTGGATTGTTCTTCCTGAAAATCTCAGATGGTGAAAATATTTTTGGCGGCGATGATGACAACGTGATAGTTTTTTGCCCTCCTCCCGACCACGATGGCGGCGATGATGACGACGTGATAGGTCGAGCCTCCTCCAGCACCGCTACCGCCTCATGTAGGCTACTAGGGGCTAGGTGGGCGTATCGCAGGGTCGTTTTGATATCCTTATGCCCAGCAAGGACTCTGACGGTCGCAAGGGGTACTCCTCTGGAAATAAGGCGAGAACAAAACGTATGACGGCATGTATGAAAGAGGGCTTCTAGACCTTCGCCGTAATCGTGTTCATATTTGAAGTTCTTCACCATATAGTCAACCTTTGAGGATGTTAAGTCGAACGGAGTATACCCAGATTTGCTTCTGAATATCTCACGTACTCTAGTGGTCATTGGAATAGTCCTAGGCATTGAAGTCTTTATTTTGCTGGGGTCTGAGAGAGATATCTGATTCTTGCCGTAGTCTACATCGACCCATTCAAGACTGAGGGCTTCCCCTCTACGCATACCAGTATCAATGAGGACAACGAACAAGTCCCGCAGTTCTTCGGGGAGAACAGCAAGCAATTCTATTTCTTCTTCTTCAGTGTAGTATTTGACCCTTCCCTCTGGTTCTCTCTGTAAAGCAACATAGGGCTTTGTGGTAATTAGTTCATGTCTGAGGGCGTACTGCATGACCTTACTGATTATAGCGAGTTTTCTATTGATTGTAGATGGACCGTTCCCAATGTGCCGCAAGTGTAGTACATAGGACTCTAGGTCGCTAGATGTGATTGACTTAACTTCTGTTTTATCCCCAAAGTAGTTGATGACTTGCATCATCCTGTTGAAGGTGTGATCTGCGGATTTCTGCTTCGACCACTCCAGACTCCACACCCGATCCGTAAGCGATCCAAATGTGGTGGGAATACCGATCTGGGGATACCCAGATGTGCTATGGGTTCGTGGCTCTCGTCCTGCCATGAGGTCAGCCATTGCCTCTAACTCAAACTGACGCGCATCATCGTGACTCTTGAAGGATCGCCTGACCCGCCTGCCTTGACAGGTAACTGATACCTGCCAAGACTTTCCTCTTTTACTAATGCTCATTGGTCATCCTCCTCTGGTTCATACTCTCCTTCTGGAACAATGTCACTTGGTGATTGGCAGTCATGGCACCAATGGTCACAGTCGGGGTCAGGGTGATAACAGCCATCGGGGTTGTGCCAAAACATATTGGCATGCCACTCATCACTTCCGCACGCAGAACATACATACTTTTCTGTTTCATATAGGGGTCTAATTGGGGGAGGTTCTTTATCCAGTAGTTCCAACAAATCACTCGCCCTGCTTTCTACTGCGCTCTGGTAGTCAAGTGAATCTACATCAAACGAGTGTGTAAGTTCCTTGACCATCGACCGCAGTTCAGTTTCAGCATCTCCCTCTAAGAATGCCACTACCCGATAGTCAGGCATCATCTCCTCAATCTCTTTCTCAGAGTGGTGGTCATACGCATCTCGGTATTCCTCCTGCTCCTCCTCTATTTGTTCTTCTGCGGATTGCTCACCATCAAAGGTAAGCAGAGTTTTCTCATCAGTTCCATCGAGTAGGTCGTCCCACCCATCATGCAAGCCGTTGTAGTTGTATTGAATCTTGTACTTCATT